TTCTTCAAAGATCTTGAAGATCAATTAGGGGGAGTAACACTTACTACTACAGGCACAGGAGGAGCTGCAACATATATTGGTGGTACATTAAATGTTCCAGTATATCAAACTCAAATTCCTCACCTTGAATACGATCTTGCTGATAAAACTATTTGGAATAATGGTAGAGGTAATGTTGCATCATCTACATCTTTTGGAGAAGGTGCTCTTAGATTAAGTACCACAGGTATTGGTAACACAGCTATTGGTACAAATGCATTAAGCACAGCAACAAGTAATGCATCTAATACAGCAGTTGGTACAGATAGTTTAAGAAGTAATCTTGGTAGTAATAATACAGCTGTAGGTTATTTTAGTTTAAGAAGTAATACAACTGGTTTTAATAATGTAGCTTTAGGTTCTTCAGCATTAATAAATAATTTATCAGGAAGAAGAAATGTTGCTTTAGGTCATAACAGTTTATCTAATAATACTACAGGTGAACAAAATATAGCAATAGGACAAGGTGCTATGACATTAAATACGGCAGGTCTAGATAATGTTGCAGTTGGACAGAGTGCTCTATTGAATAATAATGCTAGTTTTAATACAGCTATAGGTACTCAAAGTTTATTAAGTAATACATCTGGTTCAGCAAATGTAGCAATAGGTTCTTTATCATTATATACTAATCTTACTGGTGCTAATAATGTAGGTATTGGAGGAAGTGCACTATTAAATAATAGTACAGGTTCTAATAATACTGCCGTTGGTGGTAGTGCACTTTTTGGTAATACCAGTGGTAAGGATAATACAGCTATTGGAACAGGTACAAGTTCAGGTGATTTTGATGGATCAGTAATAATAGGACGTGCTGCAACAGCAACTGCAAGTAATCAATTTGTAGTAGGTTCTGCATCTTATAATGCAGGTTCAGTAACAACAGAAGTTAATACATCAACTCAAGTTTGGAATGTAGTAATTAACGGAGTAGCAAGAAAAATTTTATTAGCATAATTATTTATATATTTAAGTCATGGAAATAGAATATACATCAGAAGAAATACAAAAGTTTATATCAGGTACTTACGACTGTTTTAACTTAATTAAAGAGTTAAAAGCTAAAGAAACTCTTACTGAAGATGAAGTAGAAAGATTAAATATAAACACAGAACACATTAAATTTATAATAGGTAAAGAATGGTTTGTTAAGGGTCTTACTAAAAAACAAGTAAAAGAATTAAAAGCAATATGACAGAAGAACAAGCAATTGAGATTCTAAATCAGGCTTTAGATCAAGGATTTAAAAAAGGAGTTTATTCATTACAAGATGCAACATTTATTGTACAAGCACTTGAGGTACTCTATTCTCCTAAAGATATAAAAACTAAATAAATATAAAACCATGTCAAATAGTATAGGAGATTTAAGAAATAGTGGAAACCAGGGAAATAATTTTCCTTGGCAACTTAAAGTATTACAAGGACTTCAAGCAATAGCTAACAGTACATCTGGTTCTTTAACTTGTGATGATCAAGTTAGTTTATGTGTTGATGGTGATGTAGTAAACTCATCAAATGCATTACCTGTTAAGTTAGGTCCAGACCAAGCAAATGTTATGATAAATCCAGCATTCCAAAGATATACTAATGCTGATTCAGATACTTCTGGTGTTGCTGTACTATCTATATCTTTTGCTAGTGTTGGAACAGCTAATGCTCGTGTTTCTGTAGATGGAGGAATGATTTATCAAGACCTTGCTCCAGGTGAAACATTAAATTTAGATGCTGGTGGAGTTATGAACTTTTATAATGGTAATAATTTCTTTTGGGATACTACTACTAATGTAGGTTCTTCTTTAATAGTTGCTTATAATTATTTATAATGGGTATAGTTATAAATACTTCTGGATCTAACCAATCAATATTGGCTAATGATCCAATGCTTGCTGATGCATTTGGTAGGATAAGAGTAGCACAACCATTAACATTATTTGATTCTTCACATAGATATAGAGATAATGGTTTATGGAATACTGCTACTGCTAGTGGTGGTACTGCTGTATTTAGTCCAAGTGAAGGACTAGTAAAATTAGGTGTAACTACTGCAAGTGGTTCAGAAGTATTAAGAGAAACTGCAAAAGTATTTTCTTATCAACCAGGTAAGTCATTACTTGTAATGAATACATTTGTAATGGCCCCTGCTCAAGTAGGATTAAGACAAAGAGTAGGTTATTTTGGAACTGACAATGGTATATATATTCAGTTAGAAGATGAAACATTAAGCTTTGTAGAAAGAAGTTTAGTGACAGGTATTGTTACAGAAACAATTGTAGATCAAGGTTCTTGGAATGCAGACAAACTAGATGGCAATGGACCTTCAGGAATAACTTTAGATATAACTAAAGCTCAGATTCTATTTATGGATATAGAGTGGTTAGGAGAAGGAACTGTAAGATTAGGATTTGTAATAGATGGTAACTTTATAGTTTGTCATAGATTCAATCATGCTAACTTAATTACCTCTACTTATATCACTACAGCTTCATTACCATTAAGATATGAGATTACAAATACTGGAGCTACAGCAATAGCTAGCAAATTAAAACAAGTTTGTTCTACTGTAATATCTGAGGGAGGTTATGAATTAAGAGGAGCACAACAAGCTATTGGTACTCCAATACTTACTCCAGTAACATTTGCTGTAGCAGGAACATATTATCCTATAGTTGGAATAAGACTTGTATCAACTAAATTAGATGCTATTGTAATACTTACTGCTGTATCTTTGTTAGGGTTAGGTAATGGTAAAAACTATGCTTGGAGAGTTGTTCAATCTGCAACTATAACTGGTGGTTTATGGACTCCTATAGGACCTGATTCTGCTGTTGAATATAACTTAACAGGTGCATCTGCTTCTGGAGGTAGAGTATTAGCACAAGGATATATAAACTCATCTAATCAGGGTTCTCCAAGTATGGATATACTAAAAGAAGCTCTGTTTGCAGCTCAACTAGAAAGAAATACTTTTACTGGAGTAGCATATGAATTGGTTATTGAAATGGCTATTGATGCTACAGGAGGTACATTAGGAGCTTATGTATCTGTAGATTGGGAAGAAATAAGTAGATAATATGAGTACAAGAATAGACATAAAATCAACATCTACCTCAGCTCCTGTTGGAGCAACACTGATGAAAACAGGTCAAACTACTTCATATAGAACAGGTGATGATGGAGATATTGAGGCAGGACGTGCAACATCATTCACAGTCTTAGCAAGTAATAATCCATTTGGTAACACGAATAGATTTACAGATGAATTAGGCGGTCAAACTTATACTGATAATATTGTAATAGATTGGAGTACTTATAATGGTTCAACAGTGTTGGGTCTTTCACGTGTTAATATTGCAACGGGTAATACTTGGAATCAAGCTGTTGACAATTCACTTGCTTTTTCAGTTGGAACTTTCACAAGTGGTTGGAGATTACCTAACATAAAAGAGATATTTAACTTTGTTGATTATGGCTCTAACAACAATAATTTCTTAAATTATGCACCTTTAAATTTATCTTCATTAGGTAGAATTTACTGGAGCTCAAATACTATATTAAGTGCAACAACAGCTGCATATGTTTTTGGAAATACAGGTTTAGTTAATACACAAACTCCAAAAACAAACAGTGCAAATTTAACCTATTTCCCTGTAAGAACATTCACCGTAACAGGAACAACACTATCATAAATTATGGCAACTTATAAATTTGAACAATTCAACGTAGAGATTATCAATCCAACAGTAACTGTGACAACAGTTGTTGATAACATCATTGATAAAACATGTACAGCAAATGTATTACTGACAACTCCATCTGCAATATTTGGTGTTGACTTTGCAGGATATACATATCAAGATGACTGGAATGATCAGGACATCATTGACTGGGTTAATAATGTCGAACTACCTCAATATGAAGTTTAACTAAGTATTTTTACTTATTTTGCTTGGTCAGTTTAATAATTTTTTGTATATTATAAATATATATTTATAACATAACAACAATGGAAACTTGGATAATGACACTCATCCTTTTTGTAGCTAGTTCAATTTTTGCTATATTTGGATACTTTTTAAAAATGATACACTCTGATGTAAGAAAAAATACAGAAGAACAAGGTAAGTTAAAAGGTAAAATAGAACTTGTACAACAAGAAAGTCAAATAAAATATCAAGCACTACAAGAACTTACACAGCTTGAAATTAAAAACTTAGCAAAGAATGTAAGTGAATTATCAGATGCAGTAAAATTATTCATAGTAAACAATAGACATGACTGATATAAAAAAAAGATGGAATGCTAAAACACCTAAGTTCTGGAAGAAAGTACAAAAGGTTGCAATTGCAGTAGGTGCAGCAGCAGGGGTAGTTATAGCAGCTCCAATAACATTACCAGCTACAGTAGTAACAATAGCTGGTTATTTAGTAACTGCAGGAACAGTGGCAGCTACTCTATCTCAGTTAACAGTAGTAGATAGTAAAGAAATAGAAACCCCTAAATAATCAACAATGGCTAAAAAAGCAAAAAAAGTAGAAGACTTTGAAATTGGTGTAGAAACTAAAAAAGTAAAAGTTAAAGCTAAAAAACAAGGTAAAAAAGTAAATGTAGTAGTAGATACACCTAAAGTAGATGCTGAACTTAATGTAGATGAGACTAAAAAAGAGTTCAAGTATGATACAAAAAAACTAGATGTAACTGTTACTAAAACAGAAGAAGGAACTGAAGTAGTGGTAGATGCTGAAAACAATGTACTTAAAAGATGGGGTACATTTATAGCAAATATTATGAAAAGAAAATTTAATAAGAAGTCATGACTGTTTTAAAGAAAGGAAGTAAGGGCCCAGCAGTGGTTACTCTTCAAGAATTTTTAAAACTTACAGCTGATGGAATCTTTGGTCCTAAAACAGAATCTGCAGTAAAATCTTATCAAAAGAAAAATGGTTTAGTAGTAGATGGTATAGTAGGTCCTAAGACTTGGGCACACATGGGTATTCTTAATACTGATAATGCAGAAAATCTAGAAGTAGAAAAAGCTCTAGAGATTAAGAAACATTACATGATTCCAGGTACTTATTTTGCTGGCCCAGTTCCAAAGAATTGGATATTCTTACACCACACAGCAGGATGGGAAAACCCTTATCAAGTAGCTGACATGTGGGGAAGAGATGACAGAGGTAATGTAGCCACTGAATTTGTATTAGGAGGACAGTCTGTTAGAAATGGAGATACTAAGTATGACGGTGAATTAATCCAATGTTTTCCAGAAGGAGGATATGGGTGGCACACAGGTACAGGTAACTCTGTTATGCATAGAAACTCTGTAGCTATTGAGGTATGTTGTATGGGTCAGATAGTTAATGGTAAAACATATGTTGGTACACCAGCAGATCCTAAACAGATAGTTAAGCTAGCTAAACCATTCCGTGGATTTCAGTTCTGGCACAGATACTCAGATGCTCAGATAACTGCATTAAAACAATGGATACTATTTGTAGCTGAGAAATATAACATAGATCCTAGAGTAGGTTTAGTAGAATATGTAAGAGCAAAAGGTGCTGATGGATTTGATGTATTAGATTTAGCAAGAGCTAATTCTACACCAGGAATGTATTCTCATACTAATGTATTAAGAGGTAAAGTGGATATGTTCCCGCAGCAAGAATTAATTGATATGTTATTAAGCTTATAGTATGAAACTTAGAAACAACTGGAATAATTCAAAGAAGCAGTGGGATAAAGTGATGATAAGATTGAGATTATCTAGTTTAGACTTATTCTCACTAGAGGTAGATATATCAAGAGAGTTTTATCTGCTTACTATTTTAAATTTTACTATTAAAAATAGATAATAACACCCCAACTACTGTAATCCAGGTACTTTCTATACCTGGATTTTTTTTGTTTAAACAATTTCTGTTTAAACTTTTATTGTATATTTGTCTAAACTTTAATTAATATATTATGGAAAACCAACACAATGAAGAACAATTGTCACCAGAACAATTGGAAGCAAGAAGAGATGAAATGAAACAATTTTATGAAAAGTCTCTTCCTTATCTTGAAGCACAATCAAAGTATGAAAGATTATTAACTGAGATTGAAGAATCAAGATATAAAAGAGCAACTATGCAGTTACAATATGCAACTATGATGGCTGCTACACAAGGTCCTGAAATAGATGAAGAAAATGATAATGATTTTCCTCAACCACCACCTACACCAAAACCTGTAGCAACAGCACCAACTGCAGGTAAGAAATTAAGAAAAGGATAATGGCTCTTGTCAATCAAGTACAGAAAAGGGTTAAAATGCCCAAATGGGATATTGTTAAATTTCAGATCTTAACTCATTGTTATATTAACCGTATAACAATGAGTGAGTCTGATTTAGATTGTCTTACTTTATTAAGTTTTAATCAACCAGTAGAACTAAGTAACTTTTGTCTTGATGCATCTGCAGAGGAAGAATGGATTTTTAAATCACCTCAAACTGTTAGAAATAGTATAAATAAAGCTGAGAAAAATGGACTTATAGTAAAAGACTCTGCAAATAAAAAAGTAATTATGCTGAATCCAAATATAAAAGTTCAAATTGAAGGTACCATTTTATTAGATTATAAATTTTTAGGAAATGATACCGAAGAAAGCAAATAGTTTATACAAAGAAATAACAAAGGAATTTGATGTCTCTGAAGATTTAGTAGAAAGTTTAATAGAATCTTACTACAAAACATTAAGAAAAAAAATGAGTGGTTTAACTGATTTAAGATTGAATGTAGATGGTCTTGGTCAGTTTGTAATTAAAATACAAAAAGTAAAAAAGGCAATACCACATTATCAAAAAGTTTTAGAAAATCATGATACCTCAACCTTTGGTGCTTATCATAATAAAAAAAGTGTGGAGGAAAAACTAGAACTTTTAAACAATATTCATGTAAAAGCTGAAGAAGAATTATTAAAAAGAAAAACTTTTAAAGATGAAAAATACTCTAAAACTAATTTGGCAAAACCGGAAACAGATAGTTGAAGGTATAACTAATTCAATTATTCGTGATGAAACAGTAGAAGAAATAGCAAGACTAAGATATTCTATCTGTGATGAGTGTGAACACTTAGATACAAAAGGTAAAGAGTGTGCTGTAAAAGGTACTCAACCTTGTTGTGCTGAATGTGGTTGTTCACTTAATTTCAAAACTAGATCTCTTGCATCTGAGTGTCCTCTTGGTAAATGGGATGCCATTGCTACTGTAGAAGAAGAAGATCAATTAGAAAAGTTATGATAGTATTTAATGCAGATGATCATAGTTATAAAAGTATTGACGATAGTAACATTGATTGGATAAGTGTAACTACACTTGTTTCTCATTTTAAAAAACCTTTTAATGCTAAAAAAATTGCAGAGAAGGTTTCTAAAAATAAAAACTCAAAGTGGTACGGAATAGATCCTGTATTAATACAGGAAATTTGGACTAATGAAGGTGACAGATCTACAACTCTTGGTACATGGTATCATAACCAAAGAGAAGATGACTTATGTTCTTTAGCTTCAATAGAAAGAGAAGGTGTTACTGTACCTGTATTTAAACCTTCTGAAGTTAGAGAAGGTATTAAAGTAGCACCTAATCAAAAACTAGAACCAGGCGTGTATCCAGAACATATGGTCTATTTAAGATCAGCCGGTATCTGTGGTCAATCAGATTTAGTTGAAGTAGTCAATGGTAAAGTAAATATCATTGACTACAAGACTAATAAAAAAATTGATATGCAATCATATGTAGATTGGGAAGGTAAATCTGAAAAAATGGGGTTTCCTGTAGACTCACTAGATGATTGTCATTTTTATCACTATGCTTTACAACTTAGTATTTATATGTATATTATACTAAAGCATAATCCTAAATTAAAACCAGGAAGAATATTTGTTCATCATATTACATTTGAAGTAGAGAGGGAAGATAACTGGGGGTATCCTGTAAGTAAATTAGATGAAAATGGAGAACCAATTGTAAAAGAAGTTACACCGATTTTAATACCTTATTTAGTAGATGAAGTATTAGCAATTATTCATTATCTTAGTGATAACAAAAATAAAATAAAAAAGAAATGAGTTTTACAAAATTATTTGATGTACAAAATGGAGTAGTAATTCCTACTGAACATTGTTATACATTAAAGGCTTTGAAAGATGTAATGGATGAATATCCAGAAGAACATCTCAAAATATATCTTTATCTATTCTACATGTGCTGTCCAAATCCAGATATGAATCCTTTTTTCTTTACACCAGACATAGATAAGGAATCATTGATTCTAGAACAAATTGACGGAGATTTCTCTACTGAAGATGAAACAATCTTTGCAGCACTCAGATTTTGTGAAAGGATGTATGAAACACCAACATCTAGAGCATATAAAGGTATTGCATCTATGTTAGATAGATTAGGAAGATACATGGAAACTAGTCAGATTACAACAGGTAGAGATGGTAACTTTAACTCTCTAATTGCTGCAGCTAAAAACTATGATGCAATTAGACAGTCTTTCAAAGGTGCTTACAAAGATCTTCAAGAGGAACAACAAAGTAAAGTAAGAGGTGGACAAGGACTAGCATATGACATGTAATGAGTGAAATTTATCAAGATATACCAACCTATGAAAACGGAAACTGGACAACTACAAGTTTTGATTCCAGAGAGGACTTCACTAACTTTATCTTTGGAGTATTTAAAGAACCAGGAGAATACAAGTTCAACGAAACTACCAATAAAGTTTTCATATCTGAATCAACAAAATTTAAAAAAGATGGAGTATACTGTACAGCTCCTTTCAAATCAAAAGACTACATAAGTTATTGGGATGACCAAAAGACTAAATGTCGTAAAGGTATTATAGTTAAAGATGGTGATTTAACCTGGTTTGTTTGTAGAGAATACTACATGTGGTTAAACTTTTTACCAATCTTTGATAAGGAAGAACAGAACTTTGGTTTTGCTAAAATTAGGGATGCTCAGTATCATTTAGCACTTTATGAACTTCTTGCAGAACTTAACTATAAACATGCAGCAATATTAAAGAAACGTCAGATTGCATCTTCTTACTATCATATGGGTAAGTTTATAAATCAGCAATGGTTTGAGGCCGGGGTTACTCTTAAGATGGGAGCTAGTCTTAAAGATTACATTAATGAAAAAGGATCCTGGAAGTTCTTACAAGAATATGCTGCATTCTTAAATGAACATACAGCATGGTACCGTCCTATGTCACCAGACAAAGTTATGATGTGGCAACAAAAGATTGAGGTTAGAAAAGGAGATA